GACAGTTTCTTGTATGGCACATCCTTCATAGTAAAATCTACGTCAAGGGTCTCACTAATCCACTTCTCAAAATCTTTTCCAAACCCCCATTCAATTTTCCAAATGTTAGTTTTAGATGAAATAAAATCAATCTGAGGTCTAAACCAATTAGCACCTTCTGTAAGGGGAAAGTTTTCGAGCATCATACCAAACATCATGGGATCCTCCATAACCTCTTGAATATTATCACCGTACATTCTTCTAAGAAAAATTGATGTTGATATAAACCTATCGATAGGATTTCTCACAATTGTTATGTGAGGAATATCAGTAACATCAAAATGTTTTTCATATAACTCTTTATGGAAGTGTGCAGGTTCAATACCATCAACACTTTTCCATATGAACTGACTCTCTATTTCAAAGTTATTCAGTTTTATATTTTCAGTAAAATATCTACCTGCAGTTCTAGGTATATGGATAAATAAAAACTTTTTTTCAGGATCAGGATACTTCCTAATAGTGTGACGATAGACAGGCATTAAACAGTATCAAAAATATCTACCGTAGGAAACCATCCAATCTCTTTAAGTTTTGAGATATCTGCTTGATTATCCATTCTCTCTCCTGGTGTATCCAACACAAGAGGAAGGTGTCCCATACCCATCGCTTGAGCGAGTTTCCTAACTGAAACTGATTTACCTGTTCCAATAGTTATAGGACCAGTAATGCTGGAAGATGCCAGGTAATGAATAGCACGACATACATCTTTAATATGAATCCAATCACGTTTATGGCATGTCATATACGTTGCTGTCTTGTCCTGAAGCATCCTATACATCATGTTAGGACGGCTATCTGGACCATAGACTGTTGTGAACCTCATACCAACTGAGTTAGATGGAGCCATGATTTCGTTGATCCATTTAGTCATAGCATATGGATTCTCCCAATATTCTTGTTCTACTGCACTTGAAGAGGCATACAAAAGTCTTGTATTAGTTTTTCTACACCACTCAAACAACTTCTTCGCTTTGACTACGTTGTTTTCATAGTAGAGTTTTGGTTCTTTCAAACTCTCTCTAATATCAGCATATGCTGCAAGATGAATGACAAGATCATAATCACCTCCGGCAAAGTCACCGATATCGTCAGGGTAATCAATACCATCTACATTATTAACACCTAAGGTCTGTTGCCAATCTAGGTAAACGTTGCGACCAATAAACCCATTGTGTCCTGTAACTAAAACTCTCATGATACCATCCTGCTGAATCCTTTAACTTTTTCAAATTTCATCACATTGTCAAATCGATCTTCTAGACCAGTCTTGTGAGAGATGATAAAAATGTTTGCATCTTTCACAACATATTTAATAATCTTGATGAACTCTTCAGTTCCAAATCCATCAAGAGAACTGTCAAACACTTCATCCATGATAAGGAGATTTGTGTTGACAGAGTTCTTCATTCTTGCCACCTCTCTCCAGGTAAACAAGAGTGCTAAGTCGATTCTCATCTTCTCTCCCTCGCTGAAAGAAGCATAAGAAAAATCTTCATGTATTGGGGACTGGACGGTTTCGCTAAACTCCTCATCAAGTGTAAAGTTAATATAGAAGTCCATCATCTGCAGATAACGGTTTACCTGCTGATTAATCAGCGGAAGATACTTCTTAATGATTTTAGATTTGACTCCACCATCTTTTAGTAGACTATACGAAAAATCGTAATAGCTGATCGTATCCTTACGTTGAGCGAGTTCGTCGTATGTTGTTCTTAAATTGTCTTTGAAGGATTCTAACTTCTCATCTTCAATATTTCTATTTGCAAGTTGATCGGTAGTTCTTTGAATTTCCGATTCCAAATCTCTGATTTGTCGTTGACATCCAGAGATTTTAGTATTGTTTTTAGAAATGCCATGTGTTAGGGAAGTAATCTCCTTACTTAAGAGTAGAAATTGACGCTCTCGCTCTTCCTCCTTATTAATCGCATTCTCCAGTTCTTTATAACCGGATTGCAACTCTTTTGCTTTATTTTGAGCGTCAGTAATTCTATTTATTCTCACGTCTTCTTCAATTCCTTGTCCGCAAGTAGGACAAACAGTATTCTCTGTAAAAAATTTATGTTCCTTAGTAATCGTTGACACTTTATTAGAGATTTTACCCTTAAGATTACCAAGAGTACGAAGTTTCTCATTGGCACCAGTTACACTTTCAATCTCCTTATTCAGTTTGAAGATATCTTCTTCAATAGTAGCATTACTATTCATCAACTGATTTTCTTCTGTAAGAAGAGAATTAATCTTATGCTCTTTATAACTAATATTTTCTTTACTACGACACTCAAGTTCGTCAATAAAATTCTCCTGCATCTGAACTTTATCAGTCAAAGACTCTTTCTTCAAATCAAGAACTTTGATATCTTCTTTAACCATGCGAATTTTATCTTTTAGGATACCATTCATAGAAGAAAAGATTTTGATATCAAGAAGATCTTCAATCACCTCTCTCCTACTATTTGCAGGTAGTTGCATGAAAGGAACAAAGGTGCTACTACCCAGAATAACAATCTGAGTAAATGACTTATAGTTCATCTTTAGAACATTTTGTTCCAACCACTTCTGCTGATCTAATGCAGCAGCAAACTGATCCATTATAGAACCGTTCCTATGAATCTCAAACACAGTAGGTTTTATACCACGAATCACTTTCCAATTTGTATCACCAATAGTAAATTCAACCTCTACCTTACAGTCCTTCTCATTCACAGAGTTGATGAGTTGAGGTTTATTGATCTTACGAAAAGGTTTACCAAACAGAGAGAAAGTCAAAGCATCCAATACTGTTGATTTACCGGAACCATTCGTTCCAATAATCAAATTGGTTGAGTTTTCATTAAGTGCAAATTCAGTGAATTGATTACCCGTTGACAGAAAGTTTTTCCAACGGATCTTTTCAAACAAAATCATGACTGGCGTCTGGAGGAATTACAAGGTCGTTCTTTGTGATCACTGCATACTTATAGTCATGCATCTCACAGGTCTTTATCATTATCTCATCTTCTACTTCTATAATGTGCATGTCGGGACTACCATCCTCTTCAAGCATCATAGCATATCTTGTCGCGTCGTCTTCTTCTTCAAACAAATATAAAATCTGTTCTCCCTCATCATCCTTTACCGAATATGCTCCCTCTGTTTCTTTACCGTAGATAGTAAGGATATACATTATACCAACTCACATGCTTCCTGATAGACTTCATTCATAATTTTTTGAATCAAAGATTTATCAAGAGGAACCTCTGCCTCTTCAATATATCTATTCAGGATTGACATCGTGTCTTCAGATTCAACTAGATCAACCTCTTTATTATACCATCCACTAAAGTCAAAGTTTTCGACAACTTTTAGTTCCGCAATACCCGATGAATAAAGTTTATCTACAAACTTCTCAAAGTTTTTAGTATCAGTTTTCTTACGAACAACAACTTTTACAATCTTGTTTTCGTATTCTCTGGTATCAAACGTTTGATGTGGGGTGTCCTCATAGTAAATGTTGTAGAATATTCTATGTGGATTATTGACTGGAGTTCTTTCTAAAGTCTCTGTCTCAAAGATATGAAATCCGCGAGTATCATTTACATCACTCCAGAACATCTCATATGGATTTCCTAGGTACGAGATTTTCCCATCTGTTGATCTAGTGTGATAGTGACCGGAGAAGACATGACTGAACTTCTTAAATAGTGAGCACTCCATACCATGCTCCATGACGATCTGTCTATTAACTCTAAATCCTTGGAGTTCAAGGTGCCCCATCGCGCACTTGCAAGTTGTCTTTTCAATAATTTTAAAAGTGTCTGCTTCATTTTCTTGATTAATCCATGGTATAAAAAGAACTTTGAGTTTGTCTAACTTTACCTCTTCAGGTGCAGAGTAGACTTCAACATTATCATACTCACGCAGTAAGAGATCAACTGCGTTGATACTGTTAGTGTTTTTATAGTATGCTGTGTGGTTACCGACGATGGTATGAACTTTGACTCCCATCTTCTGGAGTCTATCATAGTAATTATCCTTTGCCCATGCAAGAGCAGCAAAATTGATACCAGTTCTATTGTCAAAGGTATCACCCATATCAACAACCATAGTTATACCTTCTTTTTCTAAAGTTGGAAAGAATACTTCATCGTAGAACTTTAAAAAATAATCATGAAATAGTTTAGAATTTTTGCGAGCACCAAAATGCTGGTCTGTAATAATTGCAATTTTCATCTATTCAACAAATAATTTCCAGACAAGGTAACTCTTTCATGTTTAGATCTATGCTTTGGAACACTATGAATTAAGTAGGAGGGAAAGATAATGTATCTACCTTCTTTTGGTCGAATTTTCTTTCCACTATCATCAAAAACAAGAGGAGAATTATACCAATTTGATTTTACAAAATAGGAAAAACTGAAGTCGTTTGGTTTATGACAATGACTTTGTGCATGGTCACCTTTCTTATAAACGTTTGCCCAAAGAGTTGTTATTTTACCAACACAACGAATACCATGAACTTGTGCTCCTGGTTGATATTTTTTTTCAATCTCAGATAAAATAAAAGACTTGAAGTTTTTAATTTTTTGATTATTTGGTAACCAATTCCAGATAGTGTGAAATGCCTTTACATTAGTGTGGCCAATATCTTCAGCAAACTGCAATTGATGCAAAACTTCTTTATTAAGAGAATCTGCAAATTGATAGTCTCCTACAATGATTTCAACATTATGCTTAACTTTCATTAATAACGTAGTTTGGAATGCACAGCATCTTTAATACTATTGTAGTCGCTGTAGTTTGATCCGTCAAGAGTGTTGTTATCATCAAACACTTCACTATAACCAGATCTTTCAATAATTTTGTTTTTAATTTCTAGCTGACGTTTTTCTCTTTGGATCCTGCGGAGAAACGCATAATGAATGATCTGCGTAAAGTAAGCAAAAGGATTTTGGGATTTCTCAGGATTAAAATTATGAATGTACTGAACGCAATTTTCGATTCCATCTGAAACCATGTCCTCCTTAAACATGTAATTAACA